GAACCCGGCGTCCCCATGTCCCCGTCGAACGTGGAGAGATCGAGGGTCACCGCCGGGATGTTCGCCCCCATCGCGTAGTTGCTCCCCGCGACGAAGATGTCGAAGGTCAGGTCCACGCCCCCGTGCTCGAGCGCGTACTTGATCGCGGCCGAGATCGAGGCGTGCGGTCCACCGGTGAGCGCGGAGATCGCGCCGGCCGTCGCGTCGTCCAGCGGGAGCGGGGTGGTCTCCCTCACCGTCTGGAACTTCAGGTCCCCGTCCTCCGAGGTGAGCTGGAGGACCGAAGCCCCGGCGCCGTCGTTCGCGGCGAGGACTCGGAGAGTCTTCTCCGCGGCGTCGCTCGCCCTCATATCCAGGTGCGAGTTGTCCGAGAAGTCCGCGTCCAGGAGCGTCCCGTCCGCGGTCAGCGGTCCGCCAGCGCCCGCCAAGGCGTCCAGGGTCACCCCCACGCCCTCGACCTCCGCGAGCCCGGTCGTCGCCGCCAGCTTGATCGCCGTGGCGTCGATCTGCCCCGCGGTCACGCCGAGGTTGATCGAGGTCCCACCCGAGTCGACGGTCACCCCGTTGTCGATATCGACCGTTCCCGCCGCCCCGACGTTCACGTCCAGAGTATCCGCGTTCACCTCCACCTCGTCCCCGGCCGCCGCCGGCGAAACGCGCAGGAGATCCCGCGCACCGGTCGAGTCCTGGAAGGCCCACGAGGAGTCGTCGTCGATCCGGACGTCGATGTCCGTGGTCTGCGTCGCCGGCGTGGTCCCCTGGTTGTCGATCGCGTTGTCCAGGGTCACCTGACCCGACCCACTCGGGACGTCCGCGAGAGAGCTCCGACGCAAGAAGTCCTGAGCGACCCACGCGTCGAGATCCTCGCGCTCGACGTACTCGAGGTTGACCTTCTTCCCCTGGATGTCGGCGGCCAGACATGCGATCAAGTCGTCGTTGGTCGAGTTGATCACGACGAAGGACACCTGAGCCCGCTCCGGGGTCGTGTCCGTGAACACCGCCCCGTCGGTCGCCCCGCTCTCGTGCTGAAGCAGACCCCAGATCTGTTTGTTGTTGGAGTCCAGGAGCGGGTCACCCGTGTCCCCGTCGCACACCGCGAGAAGGTTCTGAGGGGAGATCGCGTTCAGACCGGTGACCTCCGCCAGATCGTGGCTCGAACCGAAGGTCCCCCCGTGCTGCGCGGTCACCAGCCCGCGTTGAGTCAGGGCGATCGCCTTGACCACCGAGTTCGAGATCTCGCTCCCGGCCACCGAGAGGAGCTTGTAGTTCTGCGCCGCCGGGACCGTGATGTCGGTCAGAAGCCAGCGCCCGCGGAGGGCGAGCTTCTCGTCGAGGAAGGTCTTCGCCCAGATCGTGGCGATCGACGCGTCCGGCGCGTCGTGCCAGTTGGTTTGACCGATAATGTCGTTCAACTGACTGGCGTAGTAGTCCAGGGTGTCCTGGAGATCCACCGCGTTCGCGTCGTGGTTGCTCGGGAGGAGGGTGTCGTCAATCCCCGACCCGAGGGTGTGAACGTTGTCTTGCCTCATTCTGGAAACGGTCATGAAAACTCCTCCGAGTTGAGGTTCTCTCCACGTTTACTCTGTACTTCGAGGATAGAACGGCCGGGGGGATCTGTTCAGCGTAATGACTCCGGTCGGAACCTCGGACGCCCCCGCTTGTCGAGGTCGACCCGGAAGCGCCCGGAGCGTCCGTTCAAATGGAGCGTCAAGGAGAGGACCACCCCGTCGGCGTGCACCGAGACGCGCTCGGCAACCTCGCGGTCGTCGCGGTCGCGGATCACCTCCGCCGAGAACGAGAGCTCCCGAAACCTCCTGGGGAGGGGGAGGTCCGCCCGGTGGTCCCCCAGAGCGAGGGAGACGCCCCGGACGGTCATCGAGAACCCCGGATCGAGGGATCGCTCCCTCCAGAGCCGGAGCCCGTCGACCGTCCGGAGGTCGATGGACAGGACGGAACCGTCGTCTAAGTTCACGTAGAGCAGTTAGCCGCCGTTTCCGTTGCGTGGTTTGCGCTTCGCAGGCGTGAGCGCCGCGCCCTTCTTACCCTCCAGGCGAGGAGCGTTCTCCCGCTTCTTCGGACGCGTCACCTTGCCGCGCTCCTGGAGCTTCTCCAGTTGCACCTTCGGCTTGAGGTGATCGAGCCCCTCGGCCTTCGCCAGCTTCTCGGCGTCGGCCTCGGAGATCCCCCGCTTGTCGACTCTCTTCGACTCGACGTAGGGCTTCACGTCCAACCGAGCGAACAGGTCCGCCCGGGTCTTCTTGATGTGCTCGAGCTCGTCCTTCGTGATCGCCTTCGGGATCCCGGGGAAGAGTCGGATCGCCCCGAAGCAGGATCTCTCCAGCTTCGTGACCTCCTTCTCTTTCTTGTACTTCACCTGAGTCGGGACCTCGATCGATTCCGACGGCGCGGAGCGGAGCGTGACCGTCACTTTGTTCATTTGTCACCTCCAGCCACGCCAATCAACTTGAACCGCGAGTTGACCTCGAGCTCCTTCAGGATCCTTTCGTCGGTCACCACCACGGGACGATCCTTGAAGAAGGTCTTCCCCCGAACCGTGTACTTGCTCCCCAGGAGGAGCTCGACTCGGAAGATCCGAACCTTGGGCTCGTTCTCAGCCTTCGGCGCGGGTTCCTTCTTCTTGGGTTCCTCCGCGACCTTCTTGACGCGGGGGCCCCCGTTATTCGTCTCCGCGGCGGACGTGGCCGACTTCGGCTGATCCTGAGCGGAGATCGAAGTCTCCCTCGCGGCTCGGCGCGTAGTCTTGTTTGCCATTTCGTCCTCCTGAGACCGCTCGGTCCTACTCACCGACGGTCAGTTGCCGTCGATCAGTCGAGCCCGATGTTGATCCCCTTCACCGTCGCCGTGACCTCCTCGATCTCGGCGTCCACCTTGGTGGTGATCGCGAACTGGTTGACGCCCTTGAAGATGTCGCGGTCGGTCTCGATCCGGATGTCCCGACCGATCGCGAGGATCAAGTTCTGGTAGTCCGCGAGCGCGATCTGAGCGCGGGAGTGGTAGGTCACCTTGAAGGTGCCGCTGACCACCGCGCCGGCCGCGGTCGTGGAGATCGTCCCGTTGGTCCGGTCGACCACGTAGTCGGTGGTCTCGACGTAGGGGACGGTCGGGGAAGCGCCGAGGGTGGAGTCCGTAATATAGACGTCCGTCCCGATCGGCTTGTAGCGCAGGGTCTGCGTGTCGGGGTGCGCGCCGAAAGTGACGTGCTCCACGACCCGAGGCTCGGGATCGAGCAGGGGCACCGGCACCATCGGGATCCCGTAGACCGGGATCTGATCGGCGCTGGTCAACGCGCGGTCGCCGGCGGCGGTCCCGCGGGAGCTGACCTTCTCTCGCCAGTTCTGCTCGAGGTCGAGGGCCAGCAACCACCGCAGGTTGCGGCGGGTCCGGCGAAACTTCACCGGGAGCTCCTTGATCATCTTGGAGAAGACCTTCGAGCTCAGGTTCGCGCCCTCGGCGTCGTAGACGTTCCCGCTGTCCAGGAGCCGAAGCCACCCGTCGATCAGCGCGATGAAGGAGTCCTTGATCACGTTGGTCGTCGAGCCGCCGTCGAACAGGTCGTTCTCGATCCGCGCGGGACCGAGCTCGTCGCCGTTGATCAGGAGCTCCTCGATGTCGTTCGCGGTCTGCGTCGCCATCAGACGCATCACCGTGTCCTCCACCGACTCGCCCTCGATGTTGTGCTCCGCGAAGTTGTCGCTGATCTCGAAGGGGGTCATGATCTCCTGCGGGGTCAGCTTCACCTTCGAGGTCGAGACGCCGCGCCGCACGCCCGGGTCCTTCGCCTCCTCCTTGGGCACCGACACGCGCTGCCCCACGCCGATCTTGTCGATCTGCATGTTCTCGTTCCGGAACCGCACGGTCCGCACCGACCCGCGGAGCTCCGTCACGTCGATCACGAAGTCGATGAACATGTCGCTCTGGACGTCGTTCAGCTTCCCCGCCGTGGCCAGCTCAGCGGTCGTGATGATCGCTTTCTGGATGAGTTCTTCGTTCGTCATTTGAATTTCCTCCTGATTCTCTGTCCGGCCTCCACGCCGGTGGATTCGATCACCCGCTAGCGGGCTGTGTTATCTCCTCTTACCGAAGACGGAGTGAACCGCGGTCCCCGCCCACTTGCTGTCGGGCTTGCTCTCCTCGGGGTCCTGCGTCTTCGTCGTCCCGTCGGGCACGGACTGACCCTTCGCGGCCGCCTTGACGTTCGCCGCGTCCTTCAGCGCCTGGTCCTGCTCGTCGAGCCGCTTGTCGATCCCGTCGAGCCGGCTGTTCAGTGACTCGAACCCCTTGGTCACCGGGTCGTCGGCCGGAGGATCCGCCGGCGCGCTCTTCCGCGCCTTGGTCTCCGTCCCCTGGATCTCGGTGATCGCCGCCTTCACGCCCTCCTTCACGCCCTCGGCCACCTGCTGGGCGATCGTGGGCTCGTTGGTGGGCTCGTTGGTGGTCTTCGGGTCGCCGGTCGGCGTGGGATCCGCGTTCGTGGTGGGCGGATCCCCGGCGGTCGGGTTGTCCTTGGTGACCGCCGCCTCTTTCGGCTTCTGCTCTCCTGCCATTTCTTTCCTCCTTTTGATCAAGAAAAAGTCCTCCTCGTTGGCGGCGGCGTCGACCAAGGACACCTCCTCGACTCGGAGGTCGGTGAATCGAGCGAGAGCAGGATCGCCCTCACCCTTATTTACGTTCTCGTTTCGCTTCGTCACGATCGCCTCCAGAGCGCGCTTCTGTTGATCCGCGAACGGAAGGTCCGGCAGAAGCCGAACCGACCCGTCCACCATCTCCGTGATCGGCTCGCGCTTCGCCTTCCCGCCGATCGAGAGCCCGTTCAACGTCCCCTCCCGAACCCGCTTCACGAGCTCAGGGTCGTCCGTGTAGAGCTCCTGGTACCACGTCCCCTCCGCGATCTTCTTCGCCCCGCCGTCCGGCGTCGGGAAATCGAAGGTGATCGGCGCGAGGACGTTCTGGAGCATCTTCACCCGGTCGGAGACGTCCTTCTTGTGCATGAACCCGAGGGTCTGGTGCTCGGTCATGAAGGTGAAGTTCCCGCGCTCGATCTCCTCCTTCGACGTCACGTCCCCCTCGGAATCCGGGACCTCGGGCTTCATCACGATCCCGAACATCCGAACGCTGTCCTCCGGGTCCCCCTCCTCCGACTTCCGGATCAGGAGGTCCCCCCGCTTCGCGAACTCCACCTCGATCGTCGCCCGCTTCACCGCCAGGCGCTTCGAGAGCCGGTCCTTCAGGTCCTGGGGGAGGAGCTGGTCCAACGGGTCGTCCTCGTCGAAGCTCGGCTCGATCCCGTGCTTCAGCTCCGCCCGCACGATCCGCTCGTGGACCACCTTCTTCGACTTCTCCTCCTCGTAGGTGTCCGCGAATTGCTTGAAGCGGACCCGCGCGTTCGCCGCCCGCTCCTTCGGCTCCGTTGGGAACTTCAGGTTCACCGGGTCGCCGTAGTCGTTCTCGTCCGTCGGGAAGTCGCTAGGGAACGAGAGGTTCTCCCCCTTCCCCTCGAGCGCCTCGATCCCCCACTTCTCCGAGCGATCGCTCTGCGCCTTCCGCTTCTCCTCGTTGCTGGCGTCCGCGTCCGGGACCGCCTTCC